CGCTCGCATTCGCAATTCCTATTCTGCTCAGCTTGCAAGCCTGCAGCAGCGCGCCGATCGCAAGCCCGCCAGTCCAAGTGGAGTGCCCCAAGCCGCCCCCGCTTGCCAAGGTGCCACTGGGGCCGAGCTTTCAAGACAGGATGCAGGATTTCTTGTCGGCGAAGCTGCCCGTGCCGACGAACTGAGGGCGGGGCTGGGTGCTTGCTATTCGGCTTATGACGCGGTACGCTAAGTATTTTCGATGATCGGGATTTCGCAGTTCTCAAGCGCCCAGTTGATCCAGAATTCGAGCCACAGTAGGCGCGCCAGTGTATGGTCTTTGCCGTTATCGGTGCCGTCGTCCTCCCAAAAGCCAGGAGGCCTGCCGCCATTGGTTTGCTCACGGCGGATTCGGGCAGCGCGCACATAGTCGAGGTCAGCGGGCAACAGCGGGGCAGCGCCAGGGTGCCCGGCAATCAGAGGCGATTCACGGTGGAACTCCTCGGAACATAGGCAGTTGCGTCGTTCTTCTCGACTCCATCCTTGCCCGTAGAACAGTTCATAAATGCCAGCGTCCTTGCAGAAATCCGACCACGCCGAGTACGATGGGCTGCGGCTGTTGCTTGTGCCGACAAATGGGTCATGCGCGGGCGCGTCCGGGCGATCCGCCCGCTCTGCGGCGATCCTGATGTGCTCATCGCCCTTGTAATAGTTCAGCTGAGCATTGCCGATAGTAAATGTGTAGCCCATCTTCGTTCTCCAGTTCTCGCCGCGCCCAGTGCGCCGCCCATGTAAGAACTATAGCACAACCAAAAGATTGTGCAAGTAGTTTTATCGATAGCCGCGAACCTTCATAGCTTCCAGCAAAATATCCTGAGTCTCGCGCTTCGTCTCGACCCGCTTGAGCACCAGCTCGTCCACTGTCCCGGCTGCAATGATGTTGTGGATGAACATCGGCCTGTCGTGGCCGGCCTGCATCTGGCGCGTCGGCCCAATGCGCTCGATGATCTGCAGCCGGTTTTCAAGGTTCCAATCATGGCCGAAGAACACTAGGATGTTGCCGCCGTCCTGCAGATTCAAGCCGTGGCCGGCGCTGGCCGGATGGGCGAACAGGACCGGGATCTTGCCGGCGTTCCAGTCGCGGATGGTCTGCGGATCGCTGTCCAGCGCACGGCCCTTGGGGAAGGCCTTGCGCAGCCTTGCGAGATCGCTCTTGAAGTTGTAGGCTACCAGCACCGGCATGCCGGCCGCCTCTTCCACGACGTCGTCTAGGGCCTGCAGCTTGGCGTCGTGGACCTCGACCCACTCTGAGTTACTTTCCCCTACGTAACAGGCTCCGTTGCACAACTGCAAACATTTTACAGTGCGCGCCGCCGCGCCGAACGCCTCCACCTCGTGGCCGGACAGCTCCATGAACATGCGCTTTTCCATGTCCTCGTACTTGGCGCGCGCCGCGGCTGGCAGGTCCACATAGATGTTGTTGACGATCGGCTCGTGCAGGTTGAACCAGTCCTTGGCGTCGATGGTCAGGCATAGATCGCGCAGCGCTTTCTGGATCTCGGCCTGGGCGTGCGGCCGGGCCTCCACCGAGAAGCCGTCGTAGGACTGGGTGAACCAGCGCTGTTTGAAAGCGTCGAACGTGCGTCCCAGCCGCTCGCCCTTGTCCAGGAACCAGATCTGGCCCCACAGGTCCATGAGACCGTTGGGCGATGGCGTGCCGGTCAGTTCGATGAACCGCTCGCACTGGGTATGCGCGATCCGGGCCAGAGCCTTGGCGCGCTGGGTGCCTTGCCGCAGGCGAAAGCCCTTGAGCTTGGTGCTCTCGTCCACCACCACGGTGCGGAAGGGCCAGGGGCGTTTCTCGTACTGCTCGACGAGCCACGGCAGCTGCTCGAAGTTCGTGGTGTAGACGTGGGCATCCTGGCGCAACGCGGCCAACCGTTCGCGCTCCGACCCGATGATCGGCAGGACGTGCATGTGGTTGAGGTGCGACCACTTGCGGGCCTCGTCCGGCCAGGTGGAGCGCGCCACGCGCAGCGGGGCAATGACGAGCTGGGGGCGGCTGTCGAGGGCTTGCAGGGTGTCCAGGGCGGTGAGGGTAGACACCGATTTCCCGAGCCCCATGCCGGCCCACACCCCCGGGCGATCGGTGTCGAGTATATGATCGATGATGAGGCCCTGGTAGGCGCGCGGGGTGTAGGTTTGGCTCAAGGCAGCACCTCGACCTCGTCGACGAAGAAGGCCTCATATTCCAGTGGCTTACTGCCCTTACCGCTATGCCCGTGACGAAGCGCAAGTTCCCTGGCGTTGACTTCGAGCTGCCATTTCTCACGGCGCAGGGCGGCCCAAGCGCCGGCTTTTGTGAGGTGCAAAGATACCAACCCCGCGGCGGACTCAAAGATGCAAGGGTTCCTGAAATAGCCAAAGAGGATCATACCGCCACCTCCTCAACCTCATCGCCAAATGCAGCGCGCACCACGGCGCGGCAGATGGCTTGCAGAGGCGTGTCGCCTTCTGCAACAATAGTAGCCCCGGTTTTATTTAACAGACAAGCTAACCAATCTGTGTACATTTTCTCGATATCGATTTCATACTTATCGATCAGCGGCCCGCCCTGCGCCCAGTCGGTGGAAGGGCTATATGCTTTCCAACCTCTGGCTTTATCGTTGAGGCACTCGACCACCGGGGGCGGGGTTACTCCTACCTCTTCGGCCCGACCCACCCAGTAGTCGAGCAATGCGCCGGTCAATTCTGCAGTTTTCATGGTGTCCTCAGCGAACGTACATCAGGGTTTCAGGGGCGACGCCAACGAAGATGGTCAGCGCCAGCATAATGGCACACAGCAGGACGAGGCCTACGGCTTGGGCTAGGATTTTCATTTATCTTCTCCAAAATAAGTTTTTCTGAACGCCGACGCCCCGAACTTATAGTTGTCGCCGTGCCTCATTTGCTTTTCCCGATTGCGAAGCGCATCTGCCAGGTTGAGCATCGCGCGGAGCTGGTCGCGTTCTTCGGTGACTTCGGCCAGTTGGCGCTGGAGTTCGGCGATTCGACGGTCTTCAGGTGTCTGAAATTGCGGGGGTTGAAACAGGTCCTCATCGGCATCGCACAAGGCGCAACGATCACTATAGGTTGGTTCGCCGCACTCACACGTTTTTAATCTTTTGGTCATTTCAAAATCTCCTCAATTCGTTCGTAGCTGTCCACCACCTCGACGCGCTGCCCCATCTTGCGCATGCGCTCATGCTCGCGCAGCTGGTGCGCCGACACCTTGACGCCGGGTGCTTTGAGCTCGACCCAGATAGAGCGCGGCGGTTTAGGTACCGTCGAGCTAAGACTGCCCGCGATAGATACAGTATTAAAAAGCAACCGCTCGGGCAGCATCACCAGGCGATCCGGCGCACCGGCGCGGCCGACCCACTTCACCTTGCGCACCTCGCCGCCGAGTTCCTTGACGCGCTGCACCAGGCGGTGTTCGATCTGCGATTCGCGCTTCGGTCCCTTGTCCTTGGGCGGTGGTGTGACGCCGGGCGGGTAGTTGGCCCGGATGCGGTGCGAGTAGCCGCATTCCTTGCAGAAGGTAGTCAGCACCTTGCCGGCGCTGGATGCGTTGCGGCGGATTGTGATCGCATGCCCTTCCGGGCAGCGCGTCTTGTCTTCGTAGCGTTTCAGCATTGCAGCTCCAGATAGGTCAGGAAGATGATCAGGCCCGCGCCGACGAGGGCGAGGAAGTTCAGTGCGAAAACCAGTTTGCGTTCGACGGGGCAGTATTCGTATTGCATTTTGTTCTGTGGGAGTGGTTGGCGCCCACCGTAGCGGGCGCGGGGTTGGTGTTAGGCGATGCGCAGCGTGGACAGGCGAGGCGAAAACGTCGATCCGTCTGGCTTATTGCGAACGCAACGTATGCGGTGCACCGAGGGGCGCGCTCCATCGAAGGTCGACCAGTCGCTATTGGACGCCATCAGGTGGACAGGCTGCGTGAGGCCCAACACCGTCACCGAAATGAGATCACCATTGTTCTTCATGTGGTTGAAGACCTTGCCGACCATGCGGTCGATGCTGCGGTATGCCTTGCGACGTTGTTGCGCGTTCATCTTCGTTCTCCAGTTCTCGCCGCGCCCAATGCGCCGCCCATGTAAGAACTATAGCACAACCAAAAGATTGTGCAAGTAGTTTCTACTCCTTTTTATAGCGCAGCGATTCGAACCCGGCCGCAGCCAGCGGCATGTCGGGCGCCCAGGGTGGGTTCGCGGCCAGCAGGGCGGACAGCCGTTCCGCGTTATGCTCGTCGGTGTCCGGTGCTTCTGTTACTAATTCATCATGGACATGGAGCACGATTTCATAGCCGGCGTCTTCCACCGGGCGCATCGCACCGCCAAGCACGTCACGGGCAATTGCTTGCACCACATTCTCCGCCAGCTTGCCGGAATATGTGCGCAAGCGTTCCCACTTGCGGGTGTACTGGTTGTTGCCCATGTACGTCACGGTGTCGTCTACGATCTCAGGCGACGGGTAGCAAAGCACGCGGCCGGAGGGCAAGCCGATCCGCAGCCACTTGCCATCTCGCCGGACTTTGAGAACGCGGCATTGGAATGTCTTTCCGGGTACGTCAATTGCTTGGCGCACAGTTGCTTCCAGGTCGTTCCAAAGCGCTACGGTAGCCGGATGCGCCTCGCGCCACGCGAGCTTGAACGACTCGCACACAAGCCAAGCCTGTTTGGTCAGGCCGGTAGCCCCGGCCGGATCTTTCTTTTTCTTGTCACGATGCCATTCGAACATGATGTTCGCCTGTGCCATGACATGCTGCGGGATTGAGCGAAACGCCTGCTCGGCCAATACCTCCAGGTCAATGCCATAGGCCGCGGCAAAGGTTAGGAACGCGCCCACGCCGCCGGCGTAGCCCAGGGCCAGCTCCATCACCTTGCCGATCTGGCGCATCTGCTTGTCCACGTCCTCGGGTGCCACGCCGAACGCTTTTGCGTATGCCAGCTTGTACAGATCGTGGCCGGTGCCCGCGTCGTAGTCGGCGAATGCCTTGACCTTCCATTTCTCACCAGCCAGCCAGGCCAGCACGCGGCCTTCGATGTTAGACAGGTCGGCCACCACCAGCTTCTTGCCTGGTGGCGCGATGATACAGCCGCGGATGGCGCTCGAGGTCAGCTCCATGACATTGTCGAACAGCAGGCCGGCACAATCGGCTTTAAGCGCATCAATGCCGGCATCGATCTCGTCCTGCTTCAGCGCGGGGCGCGGCAGGTTATCGGGCTGGAATAGGCGGCCCGCCCAGCGCCCGGTGCGGAAAGCCCCACAGTATTGTTTCGTACCGCGCAGCCGGCCGTCGCTGCTCACAGACTTGAGCAATGTGTTGTATTTGCTGGTGCTGGTGCTGGATGCCTGGAGCCGGATTCTAAGCAGTTCGCGCAGCCCTTCCGGTAAGTCGGGATCCTGCGCCCGGCGCTCGATAGTCGACTTCTGCAGGTCCGGCAGATCCACCCCGTATTCGGCCAGGACATGCTCGAGCATCGCGTCACGCTTCGTCGAGGATTCCACTTCGCCATTCGTCAGGTCAACAGTCCGCCGTTTTAGCTCAATCTGTGCCGCCCCCACAGCGCGCACAGCTGCAGACGCTAGCTCGGTGTCCATGTACATGCCGCGGTCGTTGATACGCTGGTCCAGCTGCCACAGCGCCAGTTCCTGGGCGTTAGCCGGATAGTTCCACTTCGGCATGCGCTTATGGCACTCGCGCATCGCCATGATGTCCAGGCCCGCATAGATCAGGAAGCGTTTCCACTCGGCCGGGTGCGTCTCGCGCGTGGCGCGGCCGCGCTTGAGGTTCGCGCCTGGCGGCTTGCAAAATAGCTGGATCAGCTGCTTGCCGGCCTTGTCCTTGGCGGCGTCCTGCGGCACCTTCAGCACTTCGCACAGAGCGCCGAGCGAGCCGGGCAGGCTGTGGGCCAGGGCCTGGACCATGGTGTCACGCACGCGGTGCAGCGGCAGGTCGAAGCCGGCGTGACGCTCGACGGTGCGGTCGAAGTGGCTGTTGTGAATCCAGATTTCTTGCTGCTGGTCTTCAAGGGCGTCATCGATGTCGTCGGTCAGGCCGCAAGGGCTGCGTTCGATATCGTCGCCGATCAGGGTCCAGTAGTGGCCGCCAGGTGTCAGGTCACGGATCTGCACAAGGCCGTCATCCAGCGCCAGCGCGCGGATCAGTATCTCGCAGCCCTCAGCGTACTTGTGCGTGCCGTTAGTGATCGGCTCGGGGCTATAGGTTTCGTCGTCGAGCCAGATCACTTCCGGCCCCGTTCTTCGTCGCAAACCTCGGTCATAAACCGCAAGGCCATGGCCGCCACCTGCATCGCTTCTTTACGCATAGCCGGAAGATCACGCCGTTTTTGATTCGTCCAGACGTGTTCCTTCAACTCATCAACTTCTTCCAGCAGAACGGCAAAGCCTTCATGCGCGCTGTTGAATCCGGGCCAATTTGCACGCGCATTTTCAACTTCCGAAACAACTTCAGAGACTGCTATTTTTAAATCGGTCATGGTCTGAACTCCTCTGGAATCTCGTCATGCGGCACGCCCATAGCGCGCGCCTGGTTGTAATAGCCGTGCGGATGCTGGTCGCACAGCGGATGGGTGGTGCGGTGGGGGAAGTGCCGGCCGAACGCCATGTCGGGCCCGGAGCAGTGGCACAGCCCCCGCTTGTTATACGCACGCTGCTCGATGCGCCATCCCTTAGACGAACCGCAAACGGGGCAGGGCGGCACGCGCTTATAGTCGTCAGGGTGGATGCTCGCCACGCGGCGGTGGCGGCACTGGCCGTTGCGGCAGCGTAGCGAGTAGGTGGTCATTTTTGGAGCAGAGCGAGTGCGGCTTTTTTCTTCGTCAGGTTCTGCATGGATTTATCGAGGCGCTGTTCGAACACCGCCACTTGGCGATTCGCTTCCGCGATAGCAAGCTCTCGTGATGAGAACAGCTTACTGACATGGTATGTCGTATTAGAACCAGCGATCTTTAGCCACTTACTGCCATAGAATGCAAAAGCAACAACCTCCACTTCTTTCACTTTCAACGACGATGTTAGGAGAAAGGCTTTATATGGAAATTTCATTTCAAGCTCCTTTAGCAGGCGGGCTGTAGACGTTTGCCGACGGCACGAACGGCTTGGGGCACCGGTCGGTGGCCGGGGTGTAGCTGGCCGAGTTGCCGTATGGTTTCGGTACCGGGGCGGGCTGCGGCTTATTGGTTTCCATTCTGCTCTCCCATGAACGCGTTAAAGTCTTCGATCATCTTGGCATCGCCGCAACGTTTCACGTGAAACCGAAGACGCCCCAGCAAGCCCATCGCCGTCTGCAACTTGCTCGGGCGCTGCGTGCTCGCCGTCTTGGCCGTCACCTTGTCCTTGCCGGCCGCCTTCGCAGCTTGCAGGTCGGCGGCCAGCACCTTGCCGGCGTCCGCGCCGTGCTTCTTGATCGTCTTGCGCACCACATCCGCCGACACCTGGTCGCGCTCCAGCATGCGCTTGACGTCCGGCGCGGCATCGGCTAGGGCGATGCAGTCTCGCACGTGCTGCACCGACTTGCCAGGGCGCGCAGCGATCTCGGCCGGCGTCCAGCCCAAGGCAATGAGCCGCGCGTACTGCACGCCCAGCTGGAGCGGCGTCATCGGCAGACCCTGCTGGCTGGTGATCATCAGCATGATGCGGTCGGGTTCCTCGCCGCGGAAGTGGCGCGCGTCCATGCGGCGCAGCTCCAGGCCTTCTTCGATGGCGAGCAGGGCGGATGCGTGGCGGTGGTGGCCGTCGACGATGAACACCTCGCCGTCCTCGACGCTCACCTCGATCGGTGGGAACGTGGCGCCATTCTTCCAGCCGTCGGCCATCTGGCGGACATGCGCGGCGTTGATGGGCCGGCCGTTGAACCCGGACTTGACCTTGAGGACGCGAGGGTCCACCTGGAAGCTGGTGGCCTTGCTCACCGCGTCAAGCTCCTTGTCTTCGGCCATCGTCTTTAGCGATACGTGTTTCTTTTCCATATTCTTGTCCTATGGGAGAAGACGCCCGGCTCGCGCCGGGCCGGTTGATCAAATCATGTCGTCGGCGTCCGCGCCATCGGTGATCTCGTCGAAGTCCGATTCGTCGGCCGAGCTGCCGCCGGCGAAGCGGTCGCCGTCCTTGACGAACTGGACGCCGAGCAGGCTCGCATTCACGCGTTTGCCGAACTTGTTGTCCTGGACCCACAGTTCGATCGAGGCATTGACGTAGCAGCCCGAGTAGGGCTTACCGTCTTCTTCCACCAGGGGGCTGCGGTCGCGGTTGATGATCAGCGGGCGGCCTTGGTCGCTGGGGCGGGACGAGCTGACGAACATGTTGCCCTCGTAGCCGTCATATTGCGTCTTGGCATCGCCGTCGTGCAGTGCGACCTTGTCGCTTGCCTTCAGCTGTTTGAGGATGCCGTCGGCCTTGGCGCCCCACTTGCCTTTCGCCACTTCGTCGATCGCCTTCTCGATCGTCTTGATTTGCGGATCGCCGGCCTGCAGGATGAACGACGCGTTGAAGGTTTTCTTACCGCCTTCCTGCTCTTGCGGCTGGAAGAGGTGCGGGAAGGACATGCGGACGTTGGTCAGTTTGATTTTCATAATGTGCTTTCAGTTAAATGAGGTTGTCGCTGTCATCGTCCAGCGCGTCGAATTGTTCTTCCACCTTGCCGATGTCCAAGGCGGGCCGTTTGTCGCTTGCCGGGGCTACGGACGGCTTGCCGTTGCTCCGGGAAATCAGGTCTTGCAGCTTGTCGTACTGGCGCGGCTTGATCGTGCCGGCGGCGTGCAACTTTTCAGCGGTCGTCGGGCTGATGAGCGACCAGTCGAACATGACATCGTTCTTGAGCCTGAACGACTTGAGCAGCTTCTCGGCCTCGGCCTCGTTGCTCCACGCCCGATTGCCCTGCTTGCCCTGTACCAGCTTCCAGCCTGGGACCGGCGTGCCGGCCAGCATGCGCCGCTCAACCTCCGCCCGCACCGCCTTGCACCACCCCTCGACCAGGTCGACCGAGTCCATGCAGATGGCCAGGTGATCGTCGTCCAGTTGCCCGATGCGGTCCTCTGGTGCATCCAGCGCAGGGCGGATGGTGGGCTTCTTGACGATGAACACAGGGTGCTCTTTGTACACGCCGCTTTCCGACTGGTATTCGGTATTGGTCGAGAAGTCCACCGCCTTGGGCGCCACGCCGTGCGCAGCCGCGATAATGCGTTCGGCTTCGCTGATGCTGACTGCGATCTCGCCGGACTTCAGTTTTTCCAGCGCGGTGATCATTTCCTGTGCGTTGTCGATAATTCGATTGGTCAAATCGACGTCATAAAAGTCCCCCGCCACCGTCGCCAGCACCTTGTCGCGCAGCGCCGGGCAATCGCCCTTTGCTTTGCAGAACTGGCATTGCTTGTCGCCGGGCCGCAGCGCAGACTGCATTACGCGGTCGCCACCGAGGTCCGCCCACTCCAACGCCTCGCGCCCTGCCGCCAAGGCTTCCTGTTCGAACTCCCGCAGTTCCTCGACCGTGCAAGTCCACTCGTCGACGTGGTCCAAGCGCGGCTGGTCGATGATCAGTACAACCTCGTCGAAGTCGTACAACAGGCCGAACTCATCCAGGGCACCCAGTGCGTACAGCATCAGCTGCGGGTTGCGCTCGGCGAACACCTTGACGCCGCGGCCGTACTTCTTGTCGCGGATACGCATCTGACGCTTGGCAGGCTTGATAATTAAGCAATCGCAGGTACCGAACTGCTCGGGCACGCCGGCATCGTTCCCGGCGAAGATCGGGAGCCGCTGCTCGACAAACAGTTCGTCACCTTCTTCCAGGTCGTGGCGGACGTGGTCCAGGTACTTCTGCACCTCGCGGGCCATGTCTGCCGAAACGACGGCCTGCTTCTCGACAACGTGGTCGGTGTAGCGGAAGTTGCTGCACACGCCGGCCGGGATCTTCATCTCGAGGCAGTGGGCCGCCACCGCGTGCGCCAGCGTGCCCTCGTCGGCAAACTCGCTGCTCTTGTCCGGGTAAGCGGACTCGAGCGCCAGGCTGCCGGGGCAGGCCATCCAGCGGTGCGCGCCGGACGGGCTGAGTTTGGCGTGGTCAGCCATGATCAGCCCGCCAGCAGCGCGTTGCCGTCGGCGACGATCGCGGCGAACTGATCAGCCTTCAGCGAGTCGCCGGTCTTGGCGCCGAACTTGTCCAGCAGGCCGCGCAGCGCTTCCTTGCCCTTGATCTTGGAAACCTGCAGCAGCACCGGGTAGACGTCCTTCTTGTAGTCCAAGGCGGCCTGTTCGGTATCGTCTATGCCCAGCACCTTGGCCACGTCCTTCGCTTTTTGTTCGATCTTGTCGAGCGCGGCCTCGATCTCAGCGTCGGACTTGAGAGGTTTCTCGTTCGCCTTGGCGCCCTGTGCTGCGGCTTCCTTGGTCGCAGCGACGCGCTCGGTGCGGGCTTCGGCCAGCTCGGCGGCTTTGGCTTGAATCGGATCGCCCTCGGTGATAGTGCCTTTCAGTTTGCGCACTTCGCCGTTAGTGACGGGGGCGATAGTCATAGCCGAACTGAACGGCACCCCCGTCGACTTGATTGCGGCCGCCAGTTCGCGCAGTGCACCGGCGTGTTCCAAAATTGCTTGTTCCATGCTCATGTTGTTTCCTTCCGTATTTAGGTTGATCAGTGCGACGAATCAATGTTCCCACAACTATTTTGTTTTCGCAAGCGATTCGTTGAAATATTTTTCTTGTGCTTAGATTCTAGTTGCGACATACTTTGCACAACTACACAACGGAGGTCGTATGGAAAAGACGCAGTACACCGGCTTGCAGCGCGCGCTGATGGCCGTCGGCGATGTGCCTCGCCTGGCGCGTGCGCTGGGCGTGACGCAGAAGGTAATCAACAACTGGCTGCGCGAGGACGGCGTCACCCCGCCGCCGGAGACCCGGCCGGAAGACAGCGCCATCCGCCGCGCAGTGAAGCAGGCCGGCGGCTCGACCAAGATGGGCCTGGCGCTGGGCGTATCCCACCAGGCCGTCGAAGGCTGGATTCGCCAGGGCTACGTGCCCAAGGCCAGGGCGCAGGAGATCGAGCTGCAGTTCGGCGTGCCGCGCGTCGAGCTGATCTCGCCGAAGGTGCGTAACGAACTGGGACTTGGCGGGGGTGATCTGTGAATACCGATCGCGAACTGCTCGAGCTGGCAGCTAAGGCAGCTGGACTGACTGTTATCGGCTGCTACGACGGGGACGATGCTGAATTCTGGGTTACCGTCGAACCCCGGCAGAAAGATCTCGGCTGGAACCCGCTGGCCGACGACGGCGATGCGCTACGCCTTGCGGTCCAACTAGGACTAGATCTCTCGCTACATGGGGATTCTGCGCTTGCCGGTGACATCTACAACGACCAATGGGACTCTTGCGAAGTGTATGGCATGGACAAATTGGCCGCGGTACGCCGCGCCATCGTGGTAGCCGCTGCGGAGTATGCCAAATGATCCGCATCTGGCGTCTCACCATCCACGGCCAGCCGCCGTACCTCGTCGCCGGCGATCGCAACGCGATCATGGACATGGCTTATGACAACGGGGCGCTGGGCGTCACCATTTTTGAAGCGGAGGAATTCAAATGAACAACATCGACCTGGCACAACTGGACACCATCCTGAAGCGGCTGTACGACGTTTTGCCCGCAAGCCCGAACGATGTGCCCGACGATTCGCGCGAACTCTGGGACATCTACGAAGACCTGCGCCAGCTTGCCCGCCGCTCCCTTACCAGTGCAGCGCCCGATCAGGCATCGCCTTGGTTCGACTCTGCAATGGATACCGGCGTGCTCCCGGACGCCGCCCCTGTCCATGATGCCGCTGCCCCGAGCGCTGAACAAGCTATGTGCGACAGCTGCGATAACCTGGCGTCGATCAATAAAGATGGAAGTTGTGGTCCGTGCATTGAATGCCTAGAGTGGGAAGCTGAAATGGACGCAGAGACTTTTGACCGTCGTGCGCAATTTGAACGTTGGGCGTCGGGTGGCGCTCACGTCACTATGTCACATGTATTTAGCTTCACACGGCACCCTAACCTTAACCGTTATCTTGAGTGGACTACCGAAATCTGCTGGCGCGTGTGGCGGGCAGCTACCGCTCTGTCGGCCGGTGCCGCTGCAAAGACCGATCATGCGAGCCGCGATTCGGATAAAAGCTTCCTGCAATGGATTCATGACCGCCTGCGCTTTGTCCATGCCGAGAATGAGAACTACGACTACATGCACAAGTTGCGCGCAATAATTGCCGCAATGTCGGGCAACGAAAGCACGCCGAACGCGGCCAGCGCAGCAGGTGCAGGAAGCGAGCGGGACGACAGTGTATTGCGCACCGCCCACGAGCTAACCCTCGCTATCTGGCGTGGTTCTTGGGCTGATGTTTCTCCCAACTTTGAGCCCCTGCAAGACTTGCCAGGCCTTCTCTCGCAGATCGACAACATGACCTCGGGGATGGTGCGTGCACCCAGCGCTGCCGTACAGGACGAGCGAGCGTCGACCGATGCTGAGTTTTTGTCGAAGCGGCTTGCGCGGGTGGCAAAGCTGGTCGGCGCGCCCATTCCCGAACACTTCACGCATGAGCAGGTCGCTGAAACCGCCGGCACGATCTTGGGCGAAATCGCCCGCAAGCTTGAGGCCCGCGCCGCTCACCCTGTCCAGGATGGCGAGAAGGATGCGAAATGAAAATCATCCGAGCAATCCTAGCTGCCTGGCACACGTCGCCCGCCTGTCATTGCGATAGCAACCAGGGGCGGCGGCCGTGCCGATGCCGGCGCGCTTGACCCTTATTCCCTGGCCGCCTTCGGGCGGCTTTTTGTTTGGTGCAATAGATTAGAGGATCTATTCTAAAAGTGATTTGATATTGGTCAATTGTTCGGTGGTATTCTTGAACGGCCAACCTAGAATTTTAACCAATAGTCCCAGGAGGGAACCGTCGCCCGGTATTGGTCCGGTAGGTTTGGCGACTTAGACGGTTCCCTCCTGGGGCTTTCCTTTTTGAAAGCCAAACCATGCACTTCGACTTACTCAACACCACGCAGGCGGAACGCGACGCGAAAGACGCTGCCCGGTATCGCTGGCTTTGTAATAACAATTTCGACAAGGAAGGGGTGTCTCAGATACATACCTTCCTTAAGACCTGGGAATCGCACTCCGCCACCGGCGAGCCCCAACTGTGGTCGCAGAGGATCCGCGGCGGGGCCCTCGATTTGATAATTGATCGCGCAATGGCGGAGGATTCGAAATGATTTATGAGATCCTCCGAGGCGACGCCATCGCCCAACTGCGCACTATTCCCGACAACACGTTCGACAGCATCGTCACCGACCCGCCCTACGAACTCGGCTTCATGGGTAAGGCCTGGGACGCCTCGGGCATCGCCAACAGCGTCGAGCTGTGGGCCGAGGCGCTGCGCGTGCTCAAGCCGGGCGGCCACCTGCTGGCGTTCAGCGGCTCGCGCACCTATCACCGTATGGCCGTGGCCATCGAGCACGCCGACATCGCCGAGGGCCGGGCCATCCATGAGCTGACCGGGGGAATGCTGTGATGGCCGCCACCGACGCCCGCAAAGTTCCTGTACAACTAAAGCCCGAAAACATCCCGGCATCCCTGCGCGCTGAACGACGATGGGTAGCTTGGCTTCCGAAATGGGCGGATGGTAAGTTCGGCAAGAAACCCGGCCGCATCGATCGCCCGGGAATCGGCCTTACAAACTGGGCCAACGAGGGCTGGGTCGACTTTGACACCGCGGTGGCCGCCTGGCGTGCGAACCCGTCTATCTTCGGCGGCGTGGGCTACGTGATGACCGGCTCGTCCTGCGTCACCGGGGTCGACCTGGACGGCTGCATCGACGCTGCAGGCAATATAGCGCCGTGGGCCGCCGAGATCGTGCAGGGCCTGAACACCTACACCGAGGTGTCGCCGTCGGGCACGGGCATCCGCGCTTTCGTCGAAGGGCACCTGGAGGACTGGCAAACGCCGCGCGACGGCGAGGTCAAGATCGAGGTGTACGGCGGTTCGGCGGGGCGGTTCCTTACGGTGACTGGTGCGCACTTGGCCTCGTCCCCCGCCGAGGTCCGGCCTGCGCAATCTTCTGTCCTGGCCGACATGCGGGCGCGCTATAAAATGGCGCCGAAAGCGAAGGCCGAGGTAGAAGATTTGCATCTGCCCGACATCATCCCTGAATGCCTGTTGCGCGATGTGTCTGAACTGAATCTTCCGGCGCACGCGCGCAATTTTTTATCGGACGGTCCAACCAGCACGGATCGCTCAAGCCAGTTGTTCGCCACGGCGCTAGCGCTGATTCAAGCTGGTGAGTCGCGCGAGCAGGTATATAGTCGGCTGGCCAACAACGAGCACGCGCTCAGCTTGGCCGAGGATCATTGGAAAGGCCATGCGGAGAAAGCATTACGCTACCTGTGGAAGCACAGCGCGCAAAAGGGCGAAGAGCGGGCCAAGCAAATAGGCCAGCAGCGTTTCGACGAGTTCGATGATCTCGAACCCGCTGCGGCGAGGGCCGAACAGGCCGCCCGGTCAGCGCCACAAGCCGTTGATTCTGCTGATGATTTTGACGATCTAGACGCTTCCGAGCAGCGCCAAGTGGCCGCCGATAATCGGCACGTCGATCTGGCTCCTGTAAAAAGACACAGGTTCGACGTCGAGACTGTTGACCAGTTCCTACAGCACACGCCGCCTAAATGGATCGTCAAGAACGTCTTGCCTCGGGCCGGCCTGGCGGTGATCTACGGCGCGAGCAGTAGCGGCAAGACGTTCTTTACCCTGGATCTGGTCAGTGCGGTAGCGCGCGGCCAGGACTGGCGCGGGGCCAAGGTCAACAAGGGACGGGTGCTGTACGTGGTCGCCGAGGGTGCGGGCGGCTTTCGCAACAGGCTTCAAGCGTATTGCGATTTCCATGGCGTGGATCCGGGCCAGTTTGAGATTAGCCTGTTGCGTCAGGCCCCGAACCTGTTGACCAAGGACGATATTCGAGAGTTTCTGGAGAAGGTGGTACCGCTCGGCGGCTTCGACATCATCGTGATCGACACCTATGCGCGAGCCATGGCCGGCGGCAACGAGAACGACGCCAAGGACGTCGGCCAGGCGGTGGCGCACTGTGACGTCATCCACCGCAAGACGGGCGCTATGGTCGTACTCGTGCACCACAGCGGCAAGGACGCGACGAAGGGCGCTCGAGGCTCGGGGGCGCTGCGGGCGGCCGCGGATCTTGAAATCGAGGTGGTGCAGACACGCGAGTACAGGGCGGCCACCGTCACAAAGCAGAAGGATGGCGCGGACGGGGCCGAATATCAGTTCAAACTGGCCGAGGTCGCGATTGGCGAGGATGAGGACGGCGAGACGATCACCTCCTGCGTGGTCGAGCATAAAGAGGGGTTGGCGCGGCCGAGTGTTCTGGGGCGAACTCTAAACCCGCTGCAGCGGATGGTGATGGACACCCTGCGTTCGCTGCTTGACCTGAGCGACGCGCCCACCTACTCCGAGGACCTGCGCACCGCGGTTTTGGCCAGGGTGCCGCGCAATCCGGACTCCAAACGGGACAACCGGCCGAGGGATATCAAGACCGCGATTGGTGCTTTGATCGAGGGCGGCGAGATCATCGAAGGTGAAAAGTCCGCTTTGGAACTTGCAAATAATGACGGGTAAGCAGTAATTTGCATTGCTTCATTTGCTTCATCCTGCTTCATTTGCTTCATTTGAAGCAGGACCAAGACCTTCTTCTGCTTCATTTGCTTCACACTGTCTATAGACAGTGAAGCAATGAAGCAGTGGAAGGTGGCCTTGAAGCAAGATCTAGTAATTTTTTACAGACAGAGGTGGCAAATGGCCTGGAGCAAAGAAAGTCGGCAAAGTCGTGGTTACGGACGCGAATGGGAAAAAGTTCGCAAGTTCGTAATGGAGCGCGACAAAGGCCTATGTCAGGTGTGCAAGCGGGAAGGTCGGGTGGGCATGGCGCAGGCGGTCGACCACATCGTGCCGAAAGCCGAGGCGAAGCGGCTCAGGTGGAGCCAGACCAAGATGGACCATCCATCTAATCTCCAAGCCATCTGCCAACCGCACCACGATCAGAAATCGGCGGAAGAAACCGGCCGCAGCTACAACCCGAAAGTGGAGATCGGCCTGGACGGATGGCCGGTGGAAAAGTAGTTGACAGATCGCGGGGGTATGGCTGAAAATAAGTCCCATGTTACGCGCTTCTGCCGGTGAAAACCGGTAGGTAATCTTCCGAAAGGCTGGCGCGGCGTCGGGAGCCTAAACCGAACGGGCCTTGCGTAGGTGGAACTACAAGAGTCGGGAAAGCCACCCGTTCCCTTCACGGGTCTATGTGAAGGGGGAGATGCGAAGACACCATATCTCTAGGGCTTACAGACCATCTGTACCGGGCGCGGCACGCACTGAGAACCCGCCACACGGCGGGTTTTCTTTTGCCCGTACCACATTTCCTGTGTAGAATCAAGCATCCCTCCCGCTTTCACCACGTCAACCCGAGAGGATGCGATGCCCGACAGCCCACCCGACAAAATCATCTTTGGCATTGGCCAAGGCTTTACCCGCGGCATGGTCCGCTTGGCCGATGACACCTATGCCGACCGCTACGCCCCTGCGTTCGGTGCTGGCATCGTGACCGACAACACCGGCGAGTTCACGTTCGACACGGTGTCGCTCGCCAGCGCAATGACTTACGACTCCGACGGCAACCAGACGTCGATCATTTACGGCCCGGATCCCATGGGGCGTCGCATCATGCAGACCAGCCAGTGGCAAGGTGGCAACTTGATGTCGGACTCGGACTGGCAGTTGGTCGATGCGACCGGCAACCCGGTGAATGGTGACGGGAGCCCGAAATGACGGACGAGAACCGGATCTACAAGCGGCTTCGAAATAACACCGTCCGCAACATCAAGGACGACACCGGCAAGACGGTGGCGATCGAGAGCGCGGACGGGACGCTTCGCCTGTCGACCACCGGCGAGGTGATGCAACCCGGACCTCGCGGTGAAGCCGGGCTGACGGGCCCCGCCGGTCCGCAAGGCCCCCAGGGCGCACCAGGAGCCCCAGGAAGCGACGGAAAGGACGGGGTAAGGGGTGCGGATGGTCTGAATGGTAAAGACGGCGCTACGGGCCCTGTAGGGGCTCAGGGGCCGGTCGGGCCGAAAGGTGATATCGGTGCTACCGGTCCGCGGGGCCAGCAAGGCGTTCCGGGCGACCCTGGCATGGACGGAGGTGTCGGTCCTGCGGGTCAAGCCGGGCCGGCCGGCCCTCAAGGCGCCAAGGGCGATGTTGGCCCGACTGGACCGGCCGGGCCCCAAGGATTGCGCGGGTACACCGGCGACACGGGAGCAACTGGCTCGATGGGGTTGACCGGTGCTCAAGGCCCGCAGGGCCTGCGTGGTGACCCAGGCGCTACGGGAGCGACAGGTCCGAAGGGGGATACCGGGGTTGCGGGTGCCGTTGGCCCGAAGGGCGATACCGGGGCGGTTGGCGCGACGGGACCAGCAGGATCAACCGGCGCTGTTGGCCCGAAAGGGGATACCGGCCCGGCAGGATCAACCGGTGCCAAAGGGGACACTGGCGCTACTGGCGCTACTGGTGCGAAAGGTGATACAGGAGCGGCGGGCGTTACCGGGTCGCAAGGGCCGATTGGCTTGACAGGAGCAACAGGACCTGCAGGTCCAACCGGCGCTACTGGTGCGCAAGGTCCGAAGGGCGACACCGGCGCAACGGGACCGCAAGGGCCGGCGGCCACGGTGGTGCCGATGGTTTACACTAACCCCACCCGGGCATTGAACACGGCTTTCCAGATCAGCAGCACGCGCGATGCGATGGCCACATACGCGGTCGACATCACGATCAATTCGCTGGTGACAATGGCCGAAGGCACGGTGTTCCTCGAATATGCGGACAACGCCGCCATGACGACGAACCTGGTCACGGTCGTGTCCAGCACCAGCCGGCTCGGCGGCGTGTTGAACATCGCCAATACCCAGACTGCAAACGTCGCCGGCATCATCCCGGCGGGCAAGTATGTCCGTATCCGCACCCTGGCAGCGGCAGGATCGCCAACTTTCGCTGGCAGGCAAGGTCAAGAGGTGCTAATCTAAAATTTGTGGTAAGCTAAAACTTGTTTCAACCCTCCTACAGGATCAATCATGGATGCTCAGCAACGTTCGGTAATTGAAGCGCTCATAGCAAAGGACAATGTGTACGTTGATCCTTACCAAAAGGCTCAGCTCGTTCTTCAACTTGCGATTTTGGATGTTCTTCGTAGAGTTGAAAATAATTTGTACGCGCAAAACGTACCCACCCTCGCAGGAGATCTGACATGTTTCCGCAAATAGAACAAGTGGTGTACGAGGTCGGCGATTCGGAAGACGATTACGACCTCATCGAGGATTGCTTGGCGCCAGGTGCGGTGATGCTGCCGGCTAAGGCCGTCGAATTGCTTATGCTCGAGCACGGCATCAGCGTGTTCGACTTGGCCGAGTGTGGCGGTGTGGTACGCGAGAAGGAGACGATGCAATGAGTGACTTCCTCAAAGCAGCAGCCAGTTATTACGGCGTGCCGGCTGACATCATCAGTAAGTCGGAGTTCTTCGCGGCCGATGGCCAGTCCACGTTTGTGGTCGAGATCCCGGTTAGCACTGAGGATATGTTGGGCATTGCGGATCGCATGAAGATGATGCGGGCGGAGGCCCAAGCCCAGCATGAGCAAGTGCGGAAGGAGATGGAGTATCCGGTAGCAGGCAGAGAGTTGATGCGCGCCGAGTACAACGGCATGGACCAGGTCACGCGGGGGCGCTTCGGTTCGTTCGCGGCGTACATGGCATGGCGTATGACAGAAGGTGCGAAACTCGGCAAGGAAGAGAGGGCGCTTCCGGCATACGTGTTGCTTGGCCGGGATGAAGTGACCGAGTTGCAGCGTGCGGGAAGCGGTGTCGATCCTGTGTCTGGCAAGTACATGGTGCAGATTGAGGACTTGACGCCGCAGCAGTTGGCCGCGCATTTCGGTGTGACGTCCAATGCCGATGACTTTGGAGGAATGCCGGGATGAACATTAAACAATTCGACGAGGTGTGCGAGATGGCACGCCGTTTCGGTATCAGCTTCGATGAGGCCGCTGAACGGTTCATGCTTCACGGCACGGGCGAACAGACGAACCGCGAACGAGAGCGTGCGGAATGGAATGCACGTATTGATGCCAAGAAACGTGCGCAAAAATACGTAGAAAAGTTGTTAAAAAATAAAGTTGCTTAAATTTTAAGCAGTTCGAGGGAGGGGCGGGTCGAAAGTGGCCGACGCCCCTCCGCATAGGACCGCGCACAGCCTCTTTTCGAACGCTAACTCACAACTCCCCAGGAGTAACTTTCATGGAAGAAACAAAAATTACGGTGCTAGTCGCTTGCAAATCACCGCTCACCGAGAGCGATCTAGACTGGCTTGAGCAGGATATTACGAGCAGGCTTAGAACGTCCCTTGTGCAGAAACTTGCAAGCGTTGAATTTACAGTTGTCAGGATCAGTCCCGATGACGGCGCGCACTTGGACGGACAGCGGTTCGTGGTCGACCCGCAGCCCATGGTGCCGATCGACGTCGTCCCGCGCGTGCTTACGGTGATCTGACATGGCCACCACTAAAACGCGCCAGGCCCGTTCGGACAGCGCCACCGCTGCTATCGACGCTGCCAAGAATGCCGCACTGCCCGATCTTCGACCCCCGCCCCACGTGCAACTTTCTGCCGCCGCCGAGCCTTATTTCAGCGATATCGTGCGCGCACGCGCGAGAGACGAGTGGAACGAGCATCAATTGACCATTGCCGCGCAATTAGCGGAATGCATGGCCGAACAGGTCGATGTCGGGGCCGAACTGGCGATAGAAGGCCGGGTGCTGAAGAACGACAAGGGCACCCGCGTGGCAAATCCGCTCATCTCGATCATGGAGCAGCTGGCTCGCCGGCAAATGGCGCTGGGCCGCAGCCTGCAGATGATTGGCCGCGCCATCGGCGACCCGCGCAAGCCGCAAGGTAAGCGCCAGCTGGAGAAGACCGCCCGGGGGCTGCGCGGCGAGGTGGAGCAAGAGGACGATCTCCTCGCATGAAAGTCCGCCCAACAGATTCGCCGGGGATTCGTAAGCCCGCCTTCCCATTCCCGGTCACCCGGGGCCAGAGGGTGGTGGCGTTTATCGAGAAACATTGCCCGGTGCCGGAAGGCGACCTGCTTGGTCAGCCGATGCGCCTGGAGCCATTCCAGATCGATTTCATTCTGGATGTCTACGACAACCCGCACGGTACCCACACGGCAATCCTTTCGATCGGCCGGAAGAACGGCAAGACGGGTCTGATTGCCGGCTTGCTCCTGGCGCATATCGCGGGGCCCGAGGCGGTGGAGAATTCGCAAATCGTCAGCGGGGCGCTGTCCAAGGATCAGGCCTCGATCGTGTTCAAGCTGGCGCGTAAGATGGTCGAGAGCTCGAAAACCCTTGAGCCCCGGGTTCGGATCTTCCCGTCCACGAAGGCGCTGATCGGCACATCCAAGAACGTCGAATACAACGCCCTGTCGGCCGAGGCCAAGACCAAACACGGTTTGTCGCCCATCTTGGTCATCTTCGACGAGGCGGGTCAGATCCGTGGACCGACGAACGACTTCTACACCGCTTTGGTCACGGCGCAGGGCGCCTATGACAACGCGATGAAGATCATCATCAGCACCCAGGCGCCAACCGACGCCGACCTGCTCTCGGTGATGATCGACAACCAGGCGAAAGATCCCGACCAGCATGTGGTGTGTCACGTTTACAGTAGCTTGATGGAGCGGCTGGGCGTGGACGGCAAGATGGAAGAGGTGCCGCTCGATGACGAGGAAGCTTGGGCGGCGTCAAATCCGGCGCTCGGCATTTTCCGGTCCCTGAACGATATGCGCAAGCTGGCGCGCGACGCCATGACGACGCCGTCCTTCGAGCCCGAATTCCGGAACCTGAACTTGAACCAGCGGGTGGAGGCGGTAGCCCCGTTCGTGTCGCGCTCCATCTGGCAGGCCAATGGTGCGCTTCCCACGAATCGGCCACGCCCCCGCGTCTACGGCGGACTGGACTTGTCCAGCGTCAGCGACCTGACCGCGGCGGTGCTGATCGACGCCGACGACGGCAGCGTCTACCCGACTTTCTGGCTCCCCGAAGAGGGCCTGCGCGAGCGCGCCAAGAAGGATAAGGTGAAGTACGACGTCTGGCACGACCAAGGTTTCCTGAAAACCACGCCAGGCAAGGCGATCCAGTACAAATTCGTGGCGCTGGAATTGCGCCGGATCTTCGACAACTTCGACGTTCAGCTGTTCGGATTCGACCGGTATTTGATGGCTTTCTTGAAGGAATGGATGCAGAAAGTTGACGAAAAGACAGGCAAACCCCTCTTTTCCGAAGAAGAACTTGCAAAATTCGTTGATTTCGGGCAGGGTACTGCAAGCATGACGCCCGCGCTGCGGGATCTTGAGGTAAAATTACTCGAAGAACAACTGCGCCACGGAAACCACCCGATTCTGACCATGTGCTTTGCAAATGCGCGTGTGGTCGGCGACAGCGGGGCGCGGAAGTTCGACAAGAAGCACATTCGCGGTCGGATCGACGGCGCGGTGGCCGCAGCGATTGCCGTCGGCGTGATGCCGCAACCAGTGGAAGAGGAAGAAGGCACTTTGGACGATTGGCTCAACGACCCGGTGATGTTCTGATGGCGATGCGCGCCAAAGCACAGGCCATGCTACGCAAAGCCGTGAGCTATGTGTCGCGCTCGTTCGGCCTTTCTGATGTTGAGGGGGCGCGTGAAGCGCTTGGCGGCAACAATCCGAGTGGTCAGAGCGTCACCGTCGACAGCGCCCTCCAGCTGTCCGTCATCTTCGCCGGCGTTCGCCTGGTGGCGCAGACGGTGGCCACGCTTCCATGCCTGGTGTACCGGAAAAAGAACGGCGGCGGGCGCGAGGTGGACACAGGCCACCCGCTTTATGCTCTCCTGCACGATTCCCCGAATGCTGACCAGACCGCGGTTGAGTTCTGGGAAGAGGTCATTACCTACATCGCCCTACGCGGTCGCGCGCACATCCTCAAGACGTTCGATGTGACCGGCACGATCATCGCGCTGACGCCGCTGCACCCGGACCGAATGGGCGCGCGCCGGCTGCTGACGAACGGCACCTACATCTACCCGTATAACCACCCGGTGCGCGGTCTGGTCGAGTATAGCGAGAACGAGATCTGGCTCCAGCGCGGCTACCTGGGCTTGTCGGTGATCCAGTACGGCGCGCGCTCCATGGGCGCAGCCATGGCCAGCGAGAACGCGGCCAGCAAGTTGTTCGACAACGACATGCGCCCGATAGCGGTGCTCTCCCGCGACGAGTTCTTCACCAAGGATCAGCGTCGGCAGTTTAAGGAAGTCGTTGAAGACGGGATGTTGCAAACTCGCATCGGCGGTAACATGCGACTGATCGAAGGCGGCACCAAGTACCAGCAGCTTTCCCTCACCGCTGAGGACGCGCAGCTCTTGGAAACCCGCCAGTTCAGCGTCGAGGACCTGTGTCGGTGGATTGGTGTGCCCCCGTCCATGATCGGTCACGGCACCGCGGTGTCGAACTGGGGTACCGGCCGCGAGCAGATCAACCTGTCGTTCCTGCAATACGTCCTTGGCGCTTACACCGAGCGGCTCGAGCAGGGCATCACCAAGAACTTGTTGCGGCCGGAAGAACGCCGCCGGGTGTACGCCGAGTTCAGCGTCGAAGGGCTGCTGCGCGCGGACAGCGCCGGCCGCGCCACGTTCTACAGCACCATGGTGCAGAATGGGATCATGACCCGGAACGAGGTGCGCGAGCTGGAGAACTGGCCGACGAAAGAAGGCGGCGACGACCTGACTGTGCAGTCCAACTTGATTCCTGTATCATTGTTGGGGACGGCAAACACTTCCACCGATGCAATTAACAACCTGAAGCAGTTGCTCGGGATTGAGGAAAAGAGCGATGCGACGTAAAGACACTGGCGGCATGCTGCACAAGCAGATCGCGTTCAAGGCCGAGGCGGTCAAGGACGACGGTACCTTCTCGGGCTACGGCTCGGTGTTCGGCAACGTCGATAGCTACCGCGAAATCGTCGCGCCCGGCGCGTTCAAGTCGAGCCTGGCGGCGATCAAGTCCGCCGGCGACCCGCTGCCGGTGCTGTGGCAGCATAACCCCGACCAGCCCATCGGCGGCTATACCGATCTGGGCGAGGACGAGCGCGGCCTCAAGGTGTCCGGCTTCCTCCTCAAGGATGACGTGGCGCTGGCGCGCGAGGCCTATGCCTTGATGCGCGCGCGCGTGGTCAAGGGCCTGTCGATCGGCTACTACGTTCAGGGTGACTCCTACGACGAGAAGTCCAGTATCCGCACTTTGACGGAATTGGACTTGCGCGAGATCAGCGTCGTGACGTTCCCGGCCAACGAGCAGGCCCAGGTGGAGAACGTCAAGGCGGCGTTTCAGCAGATGCTCAAGGCCGGTCAACTACCGGCGCTCAAGGATTTCGAAGACTTCCTGCGTGAGGCAGGGTTTTCCAAAACGCAGGCCGCGTTTATCGCCAACAACGGCCTGTCGAAGCTGCATCGGGGTGAGCCCGACGGCGAAAAAGGCGACGCACTTATGACCGCATTGCGCGGTTTCAAACTCACCCCAACAGGAATCTAAAATGAAAATTCTCAAACTCCGGATCAAGTACTTCCTGCTCGAAATGCTGGCCATCGCGGCGCGTCCGCTCGGCCGTATGTTCTACACCAAGCTGGCGGCATTCGATGCCGATCCCGCGGAGGTGCTGAAAACCCTGAACCAGATCAGTGCCGACGTGAAGGCGGAAGGCGCCAAGGCCATCGAAATGGCCAAGAAGGCCGGCGACATGAGCGCCGAGCAGAAGGAAAAGATCGACGGCATGCTGCTGAAGCAGGGCGAACTGCAGGAAGCACTGCGCGAAGTGCAGCAGAAGCAGGCGCGCGCCGGTGAAGTCGACCAGGGCACCAAGTCGATGGGCCAGCAAGCCATTGAAAGCGACACCATCAAGTCGTTCGCTTCCAGCGGCCAGCGTCTGCGCAAGGGGCAGTCGCTCGAGATCGCCACCAAAGCGACCATTACCAGCGGCACCGCCGCCGGCGCGGGCAACGTCGGCCTGGCCATCGCGCCGGACCGCCGCACCGAGATCCTGCGCATTCCGGATCGTCGCTTCACCATCCGCGACCTGGTCGCCCCGGGCCAGACCTCGGCCCCGGTGATCATCTACCCGAAGGAAACCGGCTACACCAACAATGCCGCGCCGGTCGCCGAGGGCACTCGGAAGCCGCAGTCGGATATCTCGATGACGATCGTTACCGAGACCGTCAAGAAGCTGGCGACCTTCATGAAGGCCTCGACCGAGATTCTGTCTGACCTGCCGGCGCTGCGCTCGTTCATCGACTACCGTCTGCGCTATATGCTGCGTTTCCGCGAAGAAGCCCAGCTGCTGATGGGCTCGGGCGTCGGCAACAACCTGAACGGCATCTACACCCAGGCAACCGCCTACGCGGCCCCGACCGGCGCGACTGCACCCACCACCCCGATCGACAAGCTGCGCCTGGCCCTGCTGCAGGCCGAGCTGGCCGAGTTCCCGTCCGACGGCCTGGTGTTGCACCCGACCGACTGGGCCAACATCGAGCTGCAGAAGGACACCCAAGGCCGCTACCTGATCGGCAATCCGCAAGGCACGATCGCACCGACCCTGTGGAACCGCCCGGTGGTCGCCACCCAGGCCATGACCGTAGGCCAGTTCCTCGCCGGCGCATTCCAGCTGGGTGCCCAGATCTTCGATCGTGAAGACGCGGCCGTCGTGATCGCCACCGAAAACGAAGACGATTTCGTCCAGAACTTGGTGACGATTCTGATCGAGGAACGTCTGGCTCTTGCAGTTTACCGGCCCGAAGCGTTTGTAAAAGGGGCATTGGCCGTCGCGTAACAAAACAAAAACCCCGGCTTGCGTCAACAGGTCGGGGTTTTCTAACCATCACTGAAACGGGAGTTCGGCCATGGCTGAAGTAGATCTTAGCACGAAAGCGTGCGGCAAGTGCAAAGTGGTTAAAGCGTTTTCTGAGTTCAACAAAAACAAGAATAGGCCCGATGGGCTAGCTTGGGATTGCAGAGCATGTAATAAAGATAGGTGCAAAAAGCATTTTATAGCGGCACCGGAAAAGTATAATGCGGCTAGCAAAGCCGATTACGAAAAGAATAAAGAAAAATACCTAGCGCAAGCTAAGCAATGGGCGGCCAAGAATAAAGAAAAACGTAGAGAAGTGACGCGGGCTTACGTTAAGCGCAATCCGGAAAAGCGATACGAGACACAGAAAAACAATAGGATTTCTAACCCCGGATACTATCGAGCACATTTCAAGAAGCGCCAGCAGCTAAAGCGGAAAGCGATGCCGCCCTGGGCGAATGAAGCGGCGATTAGGGCGATCTACGAAGAGTGCTCTCGGATAAGTAAAGAAACCGGAGTGAAGCACCACGTAGATCATTTCTACCCGCTTCAAAACGAACTGGTGTGTGGTTTGCATTGCGAATACAATTTACGCATTATCACCGCCTTCGATAATTTATCGAAGGGCAACAGTTTTCCATCGGAGGAATTATGACCAAGATCAATGTGAAGGCGCTCCAGACCTTCTCGCACGGCAACGTCGACGCCAAAGAGGGCGGCACCTACGCCTTCAACAAGGGCGACGCCCTGGAACTGGAAAAGGCTGGCTTCGTGTCCATGGGCGGCGGCGATGCCGAGCAGACCCAGGTGGACCAGCCGGGGCAGAAGAAAAACCCGGGCGACGTGGTGGTCGACGACCACGACGACATGCTGGGCGAAAGCAAGATGGCCGAGACGGCCGACAACAAGATGGAACGCCCCACCAGCAACAAGCGGAAGTAAGCCATGGCCGCTAAATCCCTCCCACAGATCAAAATTCAAAATGTTGGCGGCGTGCAGACCAACGTGCCGTTCACCCTCGGCCATGCGTTCGCCCCCGGCGACCTGGCACCGACGGACGGTTTGACAGGCGGCGCGCTGCCGCTGCAGGTTGACGTCAAGGCGACGCACGCCGACGGCTCGGTGCGGCACGCGATCCTGTCCGGTGTGCTGCCGAAGTTGGCGGCCGGCGAGACGATTGCGTTGCAGCTGGCGAAGGCGGTGCGAGATACCGGTCCCGCCGTGAAATTCGTTGAGCTGAGCGAATTTCCACTGGCAGCAGTGTCCGTTACCGTTGACGGGATTTCGTACCAGGCAAAGACCACGGACGCCGGCACAATCGCACCCTGGCTCAGTGGCAATATCGTCGGCGAATGGTTTGCGCCGGTTCCACTTAAGAATGCAGATGGCCAAGAGCACCCGCTGCTGACGAGTCGTTTCGGTGTGCGGTACTTCCCCGACGCCGAGGCCGCGCGGGTCGAATTCGTCATCGAGAACACCAACACCTTTGGCCAGCCGGCGCAGGCTTTTACCTACGATGTCGAGCTGCAGGTCGCCGGTAAAGCCGTGTATTCGCAGAAAGCATTGCGCCACTTCCATCACTCGCGATGGCACCAGTACTTCTGGACTGGCACGACTTCGCAGATCTACATCCAGCACGACACCGCATACCTGATCGCGACCAAGGCCGTCGCGAACTATGACCAAAGCACGCCACCGGCCGAAAAGGTGCTGGCCGCCATGGTCGGCTCGATTGGCGCCGGCAACACCGGTCCAATGTCGATCGGTACGGTGAATCCGAATATGGCCATGGCCGGCGGCCGCGGTGACATCGGCCCGCTGCCGGACTGGGCTGTCAACTACCTGCTGTCGATGGACAAGCGTGCCTACGATGTCATGATGGCCAACGCAGACGCGTCCGGGTCGCTGTCGATGCACTACCGTGACGAAACCACCGGTTACCCGGTCCGCACGGACAATGACAAGAACGCGCGGATCTCCCTCCACCAGAACATGGCCAGCACCGGCCCGCTGCCGGTCCCGCGCTTCGCCACGGACGCTGACGGCGGTTCGCCCTACAACGTAGACTTGGGCCACATGCCATCCTTGGCCTTTCTGCCGTACCTGCAGACCGGCGACTACTACTATCTCGAAGAAATGCAGTTCCTTTCGGCCTTCTACCCGATCGGCACCGACCCGGGCTACAACGGCAATGGCAAGGGTCTTCTGCGCTGGCATCAGGTACGTGGCCAGGCGTGGGGTCTGCGCAGCCTGGGCGAAGCCGCCGCATTTACGCCCGACGCCCATCCGCTTAAGACCTACTTTGCCCAGCAGCTGGACAACAACCTGTCGTTCTACGCCCAGACCTACGTGGCCGGTAACCCGAACAACCTAGGCATGTACGACGGCTCGGGCGAGGGATCGGCAACCATCACCGGCTGCGCACCATGGCAAGACGACTTCCTGACGTGGTCTTTCAGCCACCTGGGCGAACTCGGATTCGACAAGGCTCGTCCAATCGCTGAGTGGAAAGCCAAGTTCCCGGTGGGCCGGCTGGTCGGCGAGGGTTTCTGCTACGTCCTCGCCGCACACTATGCTTTCCCGTTCATCCGGGACGACAGCGGCAAAATCTATGCTTCTTTCAAGGATCTGTACAGCGGCAACTTTTACCGTGACCTGATCCCGACGGATGGCTGGGAGCTCAAGCCAGAGCGCAAGCCATCCGGCGTGAACTGGTTTGACCTGCCGTGCGGGAGTCAGGCGCAGGCCGACTTCCTAGGCGCCATCAACGGCTACGGCTGGGAGCGAGGCCGGATGGTCGGCTATGCGGATTCGGTGATCGGCTACCTGGCCAACATGCAGCCTGCCGCTGCTGCTGCAGCTGACCTCGGGATTCCTGGTGCAGACAAGGCCTGGGCGTTGTTCGCTGCGCGTAAGGTCCAGCCGGACTACACCCAGAACCCGCAATGGAACATCATCCCGCGCACTGCCGTGCAGGTAGCCGCGCCGACTGTGACGCCATCCACTCCGGCCCCGATTTCTACGGCACCTGTTCCTGTCGCTTCGACCGCGGCACCGCTGAAGATCGGTGCACAGCCGAAGCAGGCCGGCACCTGGAAAAAGGTCGGCGCAGAGAATGAAAAGGTCAGCCTGCCGATTGATTCGCAAGTACGTTACGGGGCCGAGGGAAAAGGATACATCTATGCGACTACCGTGGTTAAAGAGTTCCAGGCGACTAATGCGGTCTTTGGCTCGGATCCGGCCGTCAATGTCGTCAAGCAGGTTGACCTGTTCACTGCGTCGCAGCCCGCGCGTTTGAAGACCTCGGCCAACACGCTCCTGAAGAAATTAACCGAGCTGGTAGTGAAGGTAGTTGATCCGAAAACATTGCAGATCGTAAGCAAATTCAGTGGCGTGACTGCCTCGTCTACGGGTATCATTACCGTGTCCGGCCCTGACCTCATGGCGAAGGCAGTTTACGCTGTGGTGGTAGAGAATGCAGCCGGCAAGGTGCTCGATATCATGTTCCCCGTAACCGCAACCGCATAAGAGAAAACGCAAATGGCCAACGCGAACCGCGTCAAGGAAACAACCACCGCCACCAGCCTGGCGACGATTGCCCTCGGCGGCGCGGTCGCTAGTTTTCGGACCTTCGCCGCTGGCTTGGCTACTGGAGTAAAACGCACAGGGATCAAGGTTCAAGTCGGCCCTGATGCTAACGGCGCGTGGCTGATTGGCGTCTACGACCTCACTACTGACAGCACGCTGACACGCCGGGCCATTCTGGATAGTTCAGCGAACGGCGCGGATGTTACACTCGCGGCGGGTTCGAAGGAAGTTTCGAACACGATCTCGGCCGGCCAGGGCGACAAGTGGGACAACAGCACATCAACTCGCGTGGTGTATCTCTCGAATTATGTCGACTCCGATACTGATCTGAGTATGTACTCGCCGGTAGCCGGCGTAGATCAACGCGCGAAAATTCAAGCAGTGCTCGACCTGCCTGGATCGCTTCGCCTTGTGTGGGATGTAAAAGTCACGCTTGCAAATCGTCCTGACGGCTCGGGCGACACGCTGCGCATCCACGGAAACACTGAGATTATCGCGCTCAACGGTTGCGGCGCGCTGCAGGCTGCAGGATCCACTGGCCGTATGTTCCTGAACGCGAATCCTACGGTTACGGCTCAGAACTCCCATCAATACATTGTTGACGAAAACATCAAGATCGATGGTGGGATCTGGCACGGCAACGTTAGCGGGCAGACCGGGAAGAACGATGTCTTCAATTTCTTCGGCGTCCGTAACCTGGTAACGAAAAACTATAAGATCATTCGCGCGTCCGGCATGGCTCACCGGTGCATCAACGTTGACCAGATGGTCAACAGCAACTATCTGATCGATTTCGGCGCTGGCAACACTACGCCGAACACGGACGGCATGCACTTCCACGGCCCGCTTTCGGGCCTGCGCGACCACAACGGGAAAATCTACAATTGCGGTGATGACTCGTTCGCGCTGAACGCGGATGATGCATGGGGCGAGGCCAATTTCACGGGTCCTTATGACAACGTCTACGGTCCGATCCAGGACGTGAAAGTGTCTAACCTCACGTTCAATGCGGCCCTGTTTGGCGTGCGGTTGCTGTCCGGTGCATCCCGGCTCACTGATATCACGTTCACTAACACGAACGGCGCGACGACCGGCTATGGCTTCTTGATCGACAACTATCTGAATCCACCGCGCCTGGTGCAGGCTGGACCGGGTAACTTCGGGGCGATCACCATTGATGGCTGGAACGTCAAGACGACGTACCACACCCCTGGCGATGCTGCAGAGTTCAATATGGCCATGCACATCACAGCTAAGGTCGAGCAGCTGAACTTGCTCAACATCTTGAAACGGGACTTCAACAATCAGCTCTATCCAGCTATCCGCATCGGCGCAAAAGCTGATATCGATCAGTTGCGGATTGGTTATATGAGCCGGAACTATAACGGCGGCACGTATCTTACGGACCAAATCGAGTTCGTGGGGGGTGCGAAAGTAAATCAAGCCATTATCAACTCGAATGCGTACTCGGCCGCGGTTCTCTCCGGTTCCGTTGTCAGGATCCGATCGGGAGCAAGCGTGAGCCAATTGCTCTTGTCCGGTATCGCTACGAATTTCACCTCGATGTTGCTGAACGAAGGTTTTGTCGGCGGATTGCACGATACAAGCTTTGTTGACGGTCAAGGAGCAAATTGGGTGACGCAGGCTGGCGCCCCTTGGGCCCAGAGCAGTAGCTCCACCGATATCAGTTACAACGGCCCTTATCCAGGTATCGTTGCGTACGCGAGAAGGACTCCGCTCGATACGTTTGGGGGCAACGTTCAGCTTTCCAATCAGATCTCATTTGGCGGTGGATCGAAACAGTCTGGCTTGCATGCCGCGCTCATTGTTCGCGGAACAAACATCGTCACTTCCAGCTCGACTGCGCGGAACTGCTACGGCGTTGATATCCAACTCGATAATGGCGGCAGCTTTAGCTTCTTCAAGTTCGTCAACGGTACGCAAAGTGGGGTCGGAGCGGGGGTGCAAGTAGGGTTTGAATTGAATACGGCTTATCGATTCAGTTTGACTGCCAAGACGAACGGCAGCGGAGTGACCACGCTCTCCGCGACCGCGCAGCGGGTTTCTGATAGCTTCTGGCTGCAGCCGAACGGGACGTGGGCGGCAGCGGCAGCAACCGCGCTTACCGCGACCGATTCCTCGTTGCCTGCTGCGGCAAGCGAGTATGGCTACTACGCGTACAACGAGGCGAATAACGGCGTGAATATCGGATTTACGCAGCTGTCCATCGTGGCGGCACCGTAATCATGTACGGCGTATCTACTTACGGATCATCAGCTTACGGCGCTTCGGCGGGGGCGGCTTACGTGCCGCCGGTGCCGACGCCAGACACCACGGCCCCCGCGATGTCAGGAAATCCGGTCGTGTCCGCGGTGACAGCCACCAGCGCGCACGTAACCTGGCCGGCAGGGACCGACAATGTGGGAGTGGCTGGTTACGAGTTCAGTTGCGATACGGGCACGCCGACCTGGGTTGATGTCGGCAACGTCCTGAGCGCGGATCCATCCGGCCTTAACCCGTCGACGAGCTATACTGTGCGGGTGCGCGATTATGACGCCGCCGGCAATCGCTCCGCGGCAACCACTGCGCCGCTCACGACTTCGGCCGCCCCTGTCACGCCACAGCCCGGCACGATCGACGCGACAAAGGTGCCGACCTCGCGCCGCGTGGTGTTCGAAGGCAGCAAGCGCGTTGTATCTTTTGAAGGCAGCATTCGGAAAGTGAGATTCTAATGGCGACCAGTACCGAACCAAAACTGAGCAACGGCAAGTGGACGTTGCAGGTCGATCCGGACGACGAGGTCTACTACGTCTGGGACGTGACCCAGTGGCTGATCGACAACGCCACCACGGCGTCGTCCTTCGAACTGGTGCCGGTCGGCGTGACGGTCCTGCTCAAAGGATCGCCGCAGGGCGATCGTAGCGGCCTCCTGCCGGCCAAGCTGAAGCTCACTGAGGGCGCCACCGGCGAACGGTATTGCACGGCCCGTGTGACCACTGCGGACGGCCAGAAGTTCGACAAGACCATGTACTTCACCGCGGTGCAGAACTGATGATCGACGCTACAAAACTGGTCGCGCGGTCGGCGGAAACAATCACGGTGCAAGACACCGACGAGACGCTTGAGCCGATCACGCTGGACGAAGCGAAGAAGCATCTGCGCGTCGTGACCCCTGACGAGGACGACTACATCCTGGGCTTGATTACCGCTGCGCGCCAGATGGCCGAGGGCCGGCTGAACCGCACGCTAATGCTGCGTACGCGCCGCCAGGTGTTCGACCTCGACAGCACGTCCTACGCGCTTCGTAAGCCACCGGTGGTGAGTGTCGACGAGGTGTCGGTGCTGGACTCGTCCAGCGCGACTACGGTGCTCGATGCGACGGCGTTTCGCGTTCGCCAGTATGGTGAGGACGCGCCGCCAGAGATCGAAGCACTACCGGGGGCGGAGTGGCCCGGTCAGTTGCGCACCGGCAGCTTGCTTGCCGTCGACTACTTGGCTGGGTACCCGGTCGGAGAGGTGCCGGCCCCGATCATCGCTTGGATGAAGCTGGTGATTGGTGCACTGTACGAGCAGCGCGAGAGCATGGTCGTCGGGGTCTCGGTGTCGATGATCCCGGAAGAATTTAATAGTTGGCTCCTGCAGCAGTACATGGTGTACGAATGAAAAGCGGTGATCTCGACCGGCGCATCACCATCCAGCGCCCTGCAACCGTCGAAACGGAGTGGGGACCGCAGGACGGCGGGTGGGAGGATGTGGCAGCACGCCTACCGGCCCAGGTGCAAGATAATTTGCCCAGCAATTCGGAATCGGTACAGGGCGGGCTGCGACTCGCTAATCGCCCTGGGCGTGTTCGGATTCGCTACATGCGCGGCTTGTCGTCTGATATGCGGATTATCGTGCACGACGAGGAAGATCGTATTTGCGAGATGAGCAGCGAACCAGCGGAGATCGGTCGCCGTGAGTGGACCGAGTTCACCATTCAGGACTTTTCGTCATGAGCATTCAAGAAGAGAGCGTCACCGGTGGCCGGCAGCTCGATGAGTTGCTACAGACCTTGCCCGTCAAGATGGAAAAGAACATCTTGCGTTCGGCCATGCGTGCCGGCGCGGCGGCCGTCCTGCCAGATGTCAAGGCGCGCATCCCGGTCGACCACGGCGACTTGCGCGCCAGCGCCAGGATCACCACCAGTGCGCGGCGCGGCACCGTGTCGGCCAGTATCAAGGTCGGCAACCGCAAGGTCTACTACGCCAGCATGGTGGAATTCGGCACGCGACCGCACGTCATCAAGGCGGATGATCGTGACCGCGGTATCAATCACCGCACGGGCCGGCAAATTTCTATCACCACTGTGAACCGGCACCTTCGCCTCGGCCTGCGTTTGGTCGGGCCATCGGTGTCTCACCCCGGTTCGCGCGCGCATCCGTTCTTGCGCCCAGCGGCGGACGCCGGCCTTAGTGCGATCGTGCGTGCTTCGACGGCCAAGATCCGCGAGCGCTTGTCCAAGCAGGGGCTGAACGTGCCGGCACCGCCCACCGGAGACCCGACGGAATGAGCGGCACAGCTATCATCCGCGCGCTGCTGGTGGCGCACGCGCCACTCACAACCCTGGTGCCGGCGGATCGTATCCGCGCCGGTATCTTGCCGGAAAAAACCGTGCTGCCTGCGGTGAGCGTGACCAGCATCAGCGAGAACGAACAGGAAACAACCGCGCGCAACTTGCCGGGTAAGATGATCAAGGAGCGGGTCCAGGTGACGGTGCTGACCAAGGATGCCGGCGACGGAGTTGCATACGTCTCGATGAAGCGCGCGCTCAGGGCCGCCGCGCTCGGCCCCGGAGTCCATACGGGGGTGATTGCTGGCTACCACGTGTGCAGCGTTCTGCCCTGGGGTGTCGGGCCTGAGATCCCACCCGGTGACGATAAAATTTATGAGCAATCGCGCGATTTTATGGTAACTTTCATCGAAGCAAACTAGAATGGTAGAATGCTTCAGCCCGCCCGTATCGCATTCCGCGCGCGGGCTTTAAATCAGGAGAAAACGAAATGCCATTGCCCTTCGAAGAGATTCAGGAAACCTACGCCGGGTCGCGCGTCTTCATCAAGGCCGGCCGGCCGGCCACCAACACCGAGGCCGACTGGGAAACCTTCTTCGGTACCGGTGCGAAAGAGATCACCATCACCTCGGTGCCCTCGTTCGGCGGCCGCGAATACTCCGACGCCAGCATCTCGGTCGTGAGCGATGGCCGCAACCGCCGCGCCAAGGGCGAGTTCAATTACCCGAATTCCGACTTCCCGGTCCTGTGGCTGCCCGACCAGCCCGGCCAGGTGGAAGCCGTCCTTGCCAGTGAGAGCTATGCGCAATGGAGCCTGGCGCTCGTCGGTCAGCTGGGCGACGTCCGCTACGCCGCCGGTCAGGTGTCGACGTTCATGGAAACCGGCGGCGGCAACAACGACACACGTGTCGGTACCATGACCTTCCTGCGTCAATCGGACGTGGTGTACGCGGCCACGCCGGTCGTGCCGGTCGAGGACGACGAGTAAGTTTCGGCCTTCGGGCCTGTACCTGGCACCTACTGCGCGTGTGTCTTCCCTGTGGGAGGGAGCGCACGCGCAGCAAGGGCAATAATTCACTCCCATAGGAAAATAATCATGGAAAAAGCCGTATTCGCACCGGGGGGTATCGTAATTATCCGCTGTCAGGACTGGTTGACTAAAGAGCAGCGCGAAAAGCTTCGGGACAGTCTTAAAGAAAACTTTCTCGATGCGACTCAGATTGTTGTCTTGGAAGGCGGCCTCTCCGTTGAATTTGTTAGCCGTAAAAACTAATCCACTCCCATAGGAAAAAAGACATGTTCGATATCAACCAGCTCGAAACCACCGACACCGCGAAGTTCCACGTCAAGGACGCCAAGGGCCGCCCGCAATTCGACGGCGACAAGCCCATTACCATCACCGCCTACGGTCCCGGCAGCAAGGTAGCCGCCGGCGCCAAGTTCGCCTACGACAGCAAGCGCAGCGATCGCACCATCGAGAAGATCGGCGGCAAGGTGGAATCGCGTACCGAAGACGTCGACCGCCGCGAGCGCGCGGCGTACCTGGGCCAGCTGGTGGCGTCCCTGGACTTCCCGTGCACTGGCGGCGCGACGGCGCTGTTCGCCAACCCGAAGCTGCGCTTCCTGGCCGACGACTTCGAAAAGTGGTGGAATGACGCGGGAAACTTCACCGCGGACTCGCCGAGCGATGCGTCGAGTTCGTCCGATATGCAGCCTGGCTAAACGTCGCGCCGGAAGCCCCTAGTGACAAAGGGCCGAAGCCCCGGGTGCGGCGCGTAGAAGTTGAGGAAGTGATGGGCCGCGTGCCGGCCCCGCCCCTGGAAGAAGGAATGTACCTGGTCGATGTGCTGTTCAAGATCGGCCCGGTAAAGCATGAATCGCCACTCTCAGAAGGAGATCTTGAGCCTTGGGAGCGGCGGCGCGGCATCCAGTTGGCACCGTGGCAAGCCGAGTTGATTGTCGACATGTCCAAGGCTTATCTGGGTGAGATGTACAATGCGCGGCAAGTAAGTTCGATTTGCCCCTGGGAGCCCGGCCGTAAGCTCTGGATGTACGTGCAGGACGAGTTGCACGCAACGCCGAAGAAAAAGTGAAAGGAACACCGCGCAATGGCAGTCGTCAGCGACATTGAATTAGTAATTCGGGCTGGCGTTGCGCGGCTCCAACAGGACATGCAGGCCGTTCGGCGAACGGTCGATAACGGATTGGGTAGCGTCGCCCGTACCGTGAGCACGGTCAAGACGGCCCTGGGCGGTCTGGCGGCCGGTTTTGCAGTCAAGGAACTGCTGAGCAAGGTGATCGACGCGCAGCGCGAGTTCGATAAGCTTAACGCTTCCCTTGAGACGGCAACAGGATCTACGGCAAACGCAGCGCAGGCATTCGCCGCGCTTCAGAAATTCGCAGCTACCACCCCCTTTAGCGTGGCCGAAGCCACCGAGGCTTTTATCAAGCTGCGTAATCAAGGTCTTAATCCGTCCGAAGCTGCTTTGCGTTCTTATGGCAATACCGCTTCTGGGGCAAACAAGAGTCTTGACCAATTCATTGAAGCGGTGGCCGATGCTTCTCGCAGTCAGTTCGAACGTCTGCAAGAGTTCGCGATTGCTGCAAAACAAAATGGCTCTCAAGTAACTTTCACTTTCCAGGGCCTTTCCAAAACGGTAGGGAATAACTCCAAGGAAATCCAGGCCTACCTGCAATCAATCGGTAACGTGCAGTTCGCTGGCGCGATGGAGAAACAGGCCAACACCCTCAATGGGGCTATTAATAATCTTGGCGACACCTGGCAAGGATTGTTGCGCACGATTGCGCAGAACGGCATTGGAGAAGCCGTACGATCGGCCACGACACAGCTCGGCGGTGCGCTGTCCGACCTCGGTGTAATTCTCGATATCGTCGGCGGTAAGGCAAAGGCCGAAGGTAAGGCGATGTCCGATGCCGGGGCGTTTCACACGATTATGACCGGCATCTTCAAGGCGTTGGGTGTGGGCGGGGTGTTCCTGACCAATGTGCTCGGTGGCTTGGCCGATTCTGTAGTTGCGCTTGCTTCCAGCGCCGCCCTAGCGGCTAAAGGTGATTTTGCTGGTGCGAAGAAGATATTGGAAGACGCGAGCAAGGCTGGGAAAGAACGAGTAAACAATATCGGAGTTGAGCTGAAAGCGGTGTTGGGCGCATCCGCGCAGAAACAGGCGGCGGCCGAAGCTGAAGCGGCCGCCACGAAGAAATCCTCGGGTGACCAGCTAGCGGGATATGAAGTGGTGCTGACCGCGCAGCAAAAACAGGATAAAGCCCTGAATGATTCTTTGGAGCTACGTAATCGCTTAAACGGTACGAACGCCCAGACCGCCGGCGACCTGAAAAAGCTGAAGGAAGCCTACGACACCGGCGGCATCACCCTGGCTCAATACAATAAGTTCGTTGCCCAGATCAACAAGGAAACGGCGCTGTCGTCCACCGCTTACAAGGACAGTGTCAAGGCCATCGATCTGTCCGCCGCCGCGATTCAGCGGCGCGCCGCCGCGCAGGCTTTCGCCAACCAGCAGGCACAGGAGAACTTGGACTTCCTAAAGCGCACCGGCCAGCTGAACGAAGAGGATTACATCAAGAAAAGTGCGGACGCTGACATCAAAGCGCTGCAGGACGCAAAAACCGCGCTCGAGGCCACCCGTGACTTGGAAGCCCGGAAGATCGACAACCGGGTCAAGGTGATGGATCTGAACGGCCAGATCGACGAGCAGGAGCGCAAGATTGCAGCCCGCCGGACGAAGACGGGCCAGGATGAGTTCGAGCTTGAGCAGAAGCTCTATCGTGAAGCCGTCAACAACACGGCCGACCTGATCGAAGCGGCACAGGTCGAAGCCAAGACGCAGAAGGATCGTACGCGCGACATGCAGGACGAGATCGATATGCTCGGTCTTACTGGCAAACAAATCGCCGAGGTGACCGCTGCCCGCCTTCGCGACCAGGCCGCGGCGCTTGACCGGGGCGCCGAGATCGGCACTATCGAAGAAGTCAACGACGCTCTGCGGGCCCAGGCCGAGGAACTGCGCAAGCAAGCGGATCTCGGCTTGACTAAAGAGCGGGTGCAGGAGCAGCAGAAGTTCTGGGGCGACATCGAGCAGACCGCACACGACACCTTCGTATCTATCGCCGACGGGGGCAAGGGCGCGTTCCAGCGGCTCAAGGACTCGGCCAAGAACATCTTCTTCGAGTGGCTGTACCAGATGACTCTCAAGAAGTGGATCGTCAACATCGGCGCCTCTACCGACGGAGTGGCGGCGACCGCAGGCTTGGTCAGCGGCGGCGGTAGCGGTAGCTCGCTCCTGAACGCGGCATCGAATATTGGAAGCCTGTACAAGTCGATCACCGGCCTGGCCAGCGGGAATCTCGGCACCGGCTTCTTGGGCAGCTTGGTCGGCGGGTTGAACGGAGCGGGTGCCGGGGCACCGCTGGGGTCAGCGCTTGGCGTTCAGATCGGTAACACTATCGCGAACACCCTTGGCCCGACGCTATCCGGGGCGCTCTCCACCGGCATCAGCGGCTTGGCCACCGCTCTACCCTGGGTGGGCGGGGCAGTGGCTGTCTATAGCTTGGCGAAAGCGGCATTCGGCATGGGGCCGAAGCAATACGCAGATAGCAGTACGCTCACCGGCACCCTGGGTGCGGGCGGTTTCAGCGGCTCAGTGAATACCGCCTGGACCCAGAAGGGTGGCTGGCTGCGCAGCAATAAGAGCGGCACCGATAAGGCCGCAGTGGACGCCGTGCTGGCCAGCGGCCTCGCATCGACCTATGACGCGATCAAGACCGCCACGAAAGGCTATGCCGATGTGCTGGGCTTGAACGCTGCCAGCATCGCCGATCGCACTCAGACCTTGAACATCGCACTTGGCAAGGACGAAGCGGCGAATCAGAAAGCCATTGCCGACTTCTTCACTGGGGTTAGCGACACGATCGCTACCGAGGTGCTACCGAGCATCAGCCAGTTCCAGGCATCCGGGGAGAACGCTGGCGCTACCCTGCAGCGCCTGGCAACCGATTTCGCTGGTGTCAATGCGTTAATGGAGAAGGTAGGCATAGACCTTGGGCGGGCGTTTAAAGACACCGGGGTTGCCGCAATCGCTGCGCGAGAACGCATCGTTTCTCTGGCTGGCGGACTGGATGCACTGGGAACGCAACTCGACTTCTATTATTCCAATTTCTTGGCGGCGGCTGAGCGTATTCAACCGTTGCAAAAGCAAATTACGGATCAGCTGGCCACTCTTGGGGTGCCCTGGATCAAGAGCGCGGCGGACTACCGTCTCGCAGTCGAGCATCTGGTCAATTCCGGTGAGGCCGCTACTGAGTCCGGCGCGGCGCTTTACACTGGTCTGTTGAAGTTGGCTCCGGCTTTCAAGTCGATGACTGATGCGGTCAAAGAACTGAATCAAGCCGCCGTAGACCGTGCTTTTGCAGCGCTCAGCCGCGCCGTGAATGCCCAGAAAGACGTGGTGACCGAAGCCTACAATGCCGCGATGGCCGTGCTCGACTCGCGCATTACTGGGTTGAACGACACTATCTCGCGCACCACCGAGCTATCCCAAGAACTTAAGCGGGCGTTCCAAGGCATCGACACCCCACAGGCGGCCGGCTATGCTCGACAAGCTGCGCAAGCTCAGATCACTGCATTCTTGGCCATCGCCAGGGCCGGGGGCGCGTTGCCGTCCGCATCGGATATCCAGAGTGCCGTAAGCGCTCTTAGCAACGACGCTTCAGGTCAATATTCCACTCTTGCGGATTATCAACGCGACGTGGCAAGGACCAATAACGAGTTGGAGCAGCTTGGCGTATTGACGGACGGCCAGCTGAGCGCGGCGCAGCAGCAACTGGCGGTGCTGCAGGATCAAAAAACGATTGCCCAAACCGCCTATGAAGCTGAAATTGCGAGATTGGATTCTCTCGGCGTTAAAGCACAGGCTCAGCTCGACGCGATCAATGGGGTGGATACCAGCGTGAAGACCGTCGCAGAAGCGCTCGCCGAAGTCAACGTGGCGCTTCTGGCCTTGAACGGACCGTACGGCACCCCGGCTGCGCCGATTATCGGAGGTGCATCCGTCCTTTCGGGAATCCTCAGTAAGGTGTACACCCAGGCCGTACCTATAGCCGAGGATACTTCTTCGGTTTCCTACGGTACAATGTCTTCCAGCAACGCGGATATGGGTATGGTTTTGGATCGACTGGCCTCTATGGAAGAAAACATGGCGACCACGGCTCGCGCCACCCAGCAATTGGCCGGTCAGTTTAATCAGATATCCGGTGGGGGCAACGCGCTCCTAGTGGAGCAAGCTTAAGAAAGCGATCACATGATTGATCAGGCATTCGATGACGAGAGCACCGACGACGCATGTAGCGTACTGGTGCCCGTAGACGGTACTATCCCCGGAGTACTTCAGTCTATGCAAGGTGGGGGCGCGGACTTGCCGGAAGATCCTTCCGCGCAGTGGAGTGCAACGGTCACTTACAAAATCGGGGATCGCACTCATCTGAACAACACGCATCGGGTCTATGAAAGCATAAAAGACGGAAACACAGGGAGAGATCCGTCGTCTCCAGAAAACCAATACAATGCGGCCGCCGTTCCGACCTGGTGGATAGATATCGGCCCCACCAACAAGTTCGCGCTCTTTGATGGCCTTGTAAGTTCGCAGACGTCATCGCCGTCGCCACTGGTTATTAAGCTCACGCCGGGGTCTTTTAACGGCTTTGCGCTGTTCGGCTTGGACGCGGACTCGTATTCTGTAGAGGTGAGAGACCGTCCGAATGGCGCGATAATTTTTGCGGAATACAACGTCTCTTTGGACGGGACCGACCCCGCGGACTATTACGAATATTTCTTTAGCCGTTTTAAAGCCAAACGTCAGGTAATCAAAACCGGGATTGAGCCATATTCGACTTCCGAGATAACGCTATCCCTGTACCGAGGGAGCGAGAACGTAAAAATAGGAATGTTCGCCATCGGGGATTTACGTCCGGTAGGCATACCCCAGAGAGACGCAAGTGTGGAGCCTCAAGACTTCAGCTACGTTAAGCAAGATGCGTTTGGTAATACCACGGTGCAGAGGAGAGCTAACGCCACCGGCATGTCGATTAGTACGATGATGTACAAAGACGATGCCGGTGCCGTCCTAGAAACGTTGAGAGAAGTGCTAGGAACCCCGGTTGTCGTGGTCGGAAGTCGCGCTGAAAATTTTGAATGGCTTACGGTTTTTGGGCTTGTAAGTGGCAGGCTCACCCCGGCCAAATATCCGTACGTTACTTTGAGCATAAACGTTAAAGGCCTAATATAATGCCGCAATTCACAAATCCTCCACCAGCTCCGATTCGCGGGGATCGCGCGACCTTTTCAGGGCGCGTAGACGCTTTCCTTCAATGGCTTGTCGTGTTTGTCAGCCAACTCAATATTTTTGCGGCCAATCTCAATGCGCGAGATGCCGGGGGCGCAGGCACCTTTTCTTTTACCTTCGACCCATCTACCTCGGATTCCGACCCTGGCCCCGGGAAGCTGCGTTTTGATTCTGCCACGCAGAACGCCGCGGTGACGATCCGAATCGACAACAGCACCGATTCAAACATTGACATCGGTGCGTATCTGCAATCTTTGCAGAACGGCACTAGCAACGTAAAAGGTAACCTTCGGGTAGAAAAAGCCAAGAATCCTGGCTCGTGGATCTTGTTCGATATCTTTACAGTTACTGACGCGAGCGGGTATCGCAACCTCTCTGTTATTCCTCGGGCGAGCAGTTCAGTCAATCCGTTTTCCGCTGGTGATCCTCTTGTCGTCTTTTTTGATCGGGCGGGTGACCGGGGCGATGGTGGAAATACACCTACCCAGCAACAGATCCGGGATGCTATCGGGGTTGTCCCTGTTACCAGTGGCGGTACCGGCGCAACAGCTGCCTCCCAGGCACTTTCCAACTTGGGAGGCCTTGCTAGAGTAAATCTGGATCCTATTTTGGCTAGCGGTGAAATTGGCAGATTCGCGGCGGGAGTTCCCGTGGACGGGGTGTCGGCTAGGTTCATGGCGACTCAGCAAATCGCATCTCACGCGCAATATGCTTTTCTGGACAACTCGACCATCACCTACGCGCAGGCCGGCTTCCAGGGCCATGCCAGCTTCAACGACAACGTGAAGCATACTGGGTCGCAAAACTCAGACCACCACCACAGCTTCCAGGCCTACCCGCACTACGGCAACACTGGCACGATCGGTCGGCTGTCCTGTTTCTGGTCGCAGCCGGACGTCACGGCCGGTACGGTTACCGAGTTGTCGCAGTTCAAGGCATCAAACCCGCTCGGTAGTGGCACTATTTCGAGCCTCTATGGGCTGTATATCGAGCCGCTGACGCGCGGCACAGCCAACTACGCGATTTACGTGGCCGGTACCACCGTCTCGTACTTTGGCGGCGCTTTGGCGCTGGGCCAGATCGCGAACCCGGCGTACGTCATGTACAACCCGAACAGCGGCAATCTCGACCTGACCCCGCGCACGGGCTACGGCGTGGCCGTCGTCGGCGGTCCGCTGCTATTTGGGGCAGACACCGGCTCGCCGGCCAAGATCGCGTACAACGCGAACGGTAACCTGGACTTTACGCCGCGCGCCGGCTACCACACGACTGTCACGGCGGGCTCGCTGCTGATCGGCCCATCCCTGCCGGCCGCCGGCGAGAAACTGAATGTGACCGGCGCTACGTCGGACTTCTTGGCGCGCCTGTACAACAACGACACCAATCCTAAGGGAATCGCTCTCGTCTATGGTGGCGCGTCGCCGAACGGTACCGGTAATGAGTTCTTGTACTGCCAGGATTCGACTGGTATTCGGGCAAAGATTTTGTCTAACGGCAACGTGCAGAACTTGAATAACAGCTATGGCGGTCTGTCCGATCGAAAGCTAAAAGAGAACATTGTCGATGCGTCACCCAAGCTGGCAGACCTGCTGCGTGTGCGGATTGTCAACGCGAATTTCATTAATGATCCGAGCAAGGCCAAACAGCTATGCGTGATCGCGCAAGAGCTGGCGCCCATTTTCCCGGGCCTGGTTGAAGAAACCATCGACTACGAATACGTCGAAGTCGAGCCGGGCAAATTAGAACGACGCCCGACCGGCACCACCACGTTGTCGGTCAAGTACTCCGTGTTCGTCCCCATATTGATCAAGGCCATGCAGGAGCAAGAAGAAGAGAAAAAAGGAATCATGCAGCGGCTGGAGGCTCTCGAGAGACATTTCTCGTAGACAAGGTTTGACCCTGAACTAATCCACCCGTACAATTCGGACTCACCAACAGGAGAATTACCATGTGCGACCCCGATCCGATCGACCCGCTGAAAACCGGCAACGGCAACCCCCCGCCGAAACAGCCGCCGAAGAAAGAAGATCCGCCGACTACCGACAGCGTCGAGGATACCGGCAACGGTAACCCGCCGCCGAAGGGCTAAAGTGTATCAACTGACATGCGCTAGTTTTTTATTGAGTTCGTTTGTGCTCAATTTAAAAGACTGGCGCATGTTAGTTTTGAGCACGCTGGTAGGGGTTAGTATATTCGTACCAGTCCCATCGAATACCGCAGCAGAGTTTTATTCATTTTGCGCGCTGTTCGAAATATTTGTCGGCGCTTGCGCTCTACTCACTAGGTCCGAGGCCGGTTTTCTCATAGCTACTGCTTGTGTATTGTTGGTCATCGCGCACGCGATGGGGTACGCTACTGATGGAAGCGCACCGCTATCTCCCTACCACGTCATCGTGAAGACGCTTGAACTGACAGAATTGTTAGTATGCGTGGCCCTTTCACCGGTGATAGCCCCTATACTGAGAAATCAACATGCGACTCAATGACTACTACCCGAGTGTTTTTCGAATGTCGCTGGGCGTAAATGCGTTGGTGTCTTGGTACAACGCAATGAACGATCCTAATTCTGGATTGTGGCGGATCGGGCGTCACGAATACGGCGGAACTCTACTTTGGTTCATGGGCTTCTTGGGTGCCGTAATAGCTATTGATGTTTTATTAAACGATTGGACGCCGCAGAGATTCCGGGTAGGCCCCCTGAATGTTAAATTGCACTGGCCAAAGATTTGGCGGCAGCGACATTGGTTGTTTGTTGGCACAGCGATTTGTTACGCAGGGCAACCTTATGTTGCGGTAATGGGCGGCTACGGTGTATCATTGCAAGTGTATTTCTATACGTGTGCCTTAACTAATCTAGCGGTAGCTTTCATGGACGCCGCTGACAGATCACGGAGCCAAGGGTGGGAAAAAGCATACAAGTAAAGCTTTGCGCCCTGGTCCATCTACTAATTATTGGTACTGCTTTCGCGTACGCTGCTGACGCCAACGATTTTGTAGCCGGTATTGAATCGATCCCCCTCGACGCTTTCAAGTATGTGGCTATGGTCGCGTTCGCCGCAGGGACAGGAGCCACTTTGATCAAAGTGGCTCGGCCCGATGTTGTCGTTAAGCGTCTGCCCATAGAAATAGCGAAAGACCTATTCTGCTCTGGGTTGGCAGGGATGCTCGTATTCTTCTTTACAAGTTGGGTCGGCCTGACCATTTGGCCCCAACTTATTTTGATTCTACTGGCCGGCTTCGGCGGCACTCAAGTGCTTGATGTCGCGTTGGCCAAGGGCTTTTTCCCTTGGCTCAGTACTGTACTAGGCCGCTTGAGCGGTCCTGTCCCTCCGTCCGACTCCTCCAAGCCTTAAAGAAAAACGTATGCCACGACTTACCGTAGACCAGATGATCGATGAACTTATCCGCCGCGAAGGGGGATATGTCAACAACCCGGCGGATAAGGGTGGCGAGACGAACTTCGGTATTACCATTGGCACCGCGCGCAACTACGGCTACACCGGCCACATGTACGACCTGCCGCGCGGCGTGGCCGAGGCGATCTACCGGAAACAGTACTTCACCGATCCTGGCTTCGACCGCGTGGCGCTGGTCTCCATGCCGGTGGCCGAGGAGCTGTTTGACACTGGGGTGAACATGGGCGTCTCGGTGCCAGGGCCTTGGCTGCAGCGCTGGCTCAACGCGTTCCTGGAGGCTGCGCCGCTCGTCGTGGACGGTGCCATCGGTCCGGCTACGATCAATGCTCTGCGGGCCTTCCTGGCGCGCCGCGGTACCGAGGGTGAGACGGTGCTGGTACGCGGCCTCAACTGCCTGCAAGGCGCGCGGTACTTGGACCTGACCGAGCACCGCGTCGCGAACAAGGCGTTCATCTATGGCTGGATGCTGAATCGAGTCGGGTCTTGATATGCGATACGAGATTTCTCTCCGCGTCCTGGCTTTTCTGTTTGGATTTACGGAAGGAATTTTACTCACTCTATGGTGGACCGCGAAATGAAACTGATCCCCACTTGGCCGATCGCAGCGTCTCTGCTGTTTGCTGGATTCATTTTCGGTGGTACGGTCTCGTACAAGATCATGGACGGCCGCATCGACAAGATGAACGCGGCGCATGCCGAGGAACTGCGCCAGCGTGAAGTGAAGCGGGCCGACGACGAGCGGATCGCGCGTAACAACGAACGCCAGATGACCGAGGCCGTGGGTCTGGCCGAACAGGACAAACAAAATGAAATCGCTCGCATTCGCAATTCCTATTCTGCTCAGCTTGCAAGCCTGCAGCAGCGCGCCGATCGCAAGCCCGCCAGTCCAAGTGGAGTGCCCCAAGCCGCCCCCGCTTGCCAAGGTGCCACTGGGGCCGAGCTTTCAAGACAGGA